TGAGCACCATTTCAAAGATTCACATGGAATGCTGAACTTTTCAAGAATGATGTTCTTAAAACATTCTAACAAAAGGCCGGGATAAAAGATTGATGATGCGGGGTGACTACGAGGAAATAATGTCTAGCTTCCCAAAAGGGACTCCATTAAGAATCATTAAAGAATCTTATGACATGGCAGGCTGGTGTCAGAAATTCATACCGACAATCTTCATTCCAATATATGAGCACCATTTCAAAGATTCACATGGAATGCTGAACTTTTCAAGAATGATGTTCTTAAAACACTCCAACAAAAGGATGGAAATACCAAAAGCGATGGTGGGCCAGTGGATGAAGCACACAGACATTAATCATGATGAAGACTATCTTCAGGAAGTCAAGGATAAGTTTCTGAGAAATGGTGATACAACCTTCGTTAATCACTCAAACATGTGTCAAGGGATTCCACACTACAATTCCACAGTCATGGCATTGTCGTGTCTGAGCCTTCGAGATGCCCTATTCGCATCGTGTCTCAAGCAGATGAACATGAAAAAAACAATAGAATGGAGAACACGTGCTGGGTCTGATGATAAAGGAACAATAATTGGCTTAAATATGTCTGACTCAAACTCATATTATCAATATTTGTTGTTAGGGCAATGTGAACGGGCTTCAGAAAGACTTCATGCAATGGAATTGTCAGTAAAATCTGCGAGCGGAAGCTTAATGTATGAACTCAATTCAGCTTTCATGGCCAACTTAGAGACAATGTCTCCGACAATCAAGTTTTCTCTTGCATCAGTGGACACTATTGGAACCACATCATGCACAAAGTTTGTCAATGAATCATATTCGAGAATTAGGCAACTCAGAGAGAACGGTGCAACATCACTTTTGTGTTCATATGCGCACAGCAGAAACAGTGTGCACTTCTATGATATATTTGCAACGGCCAATGGTCAAGAGAATGATTTATCCAAAATCTTCAAAACTAAATTAATTGACATTCCTTACGATTTTGGTGTTTATCCACAGTATGATGTTGACTTGCAAGATGTCATTGGGCCCGAATATTACAATTATGAGGTTCTCAAGAGGACTGGTTTTACAAAACAAATGGTCCTCCTCTACACGAATGTAGCTCCAAATGTTCAAGTCAATGAGTTCACTATGTTTGACGAAGACACACCTCTTATGAAGAAGGATCATTTTGGAATCAAGCAAGGTTTGGTTAAACAATTACTAAAGATGAGAGAACGAGTGGGTGCTAAGTCTGAACAAGTTGCAAAATACTTCGAGGATAACCCATTCATGATGATAAGAGGTCCAGATACGCTGGATGAGACTCTAAACCTCATATACGCAAAATTATTCACCCAAGGTGCTGCAGAGTCACTACGTCGTACATCCAGTGCTATATATATAGGCCGACTATCAGCATTCAGAACAAGCAGATCCTGGTGGGCACCGTCAGGTAAGGAAGAATTTAATGATTTGATAACAGGTGAAACATCAGAACACACACTCTACAGCAAGTCGACTTACTCAGAATATCTGTCATCATGTGTCTGTGAAATCTCAGATGAAGTCAGACTTAACCTCGCAAAGTTAATGCCAGTAATCTTTCCCCAGTCAAGGACCTTTGATGTTCTTTCTCAATTTGTTAAGAAATTCGGACCTGTGAAGACAAGCGAAAAGAAATTCTCGCAAGCCGTCAGAAGTTGGACAATCAATAACTACAATTATGAATTTTCGACAAGCCTAAGATCAATTTTAGAAACCAGCTTTAGGATTTCATCTGAGTCACCCGCAGAAGATGTTGAAGAATTCAGAAGGACTATCGGATTTGACCTCAGCAGCCTACAATCTGTAATTGAACAGTGCAAAGAACGCGGGATTAGACCTCTTGATATGTTCTATTTGATGATGAAAATACACAAAGGATCAAGAATGACAAGGGTGCAAACTTTTGCATATGGTCCCAGCACAAATAGTGTTCATTTGACAGCGCTGGCTCTGAAGAAATACAATCACACACCAGGCCAAACCATGATCCTAGATGTCGGACTATCAGAAGGTGAGCCAGATGCGCAATCTTCATTGGCCAGAAAGCTGGACGATGTAAAACTGTTACATAATTTGATTGTTATGAGAGACAATGGTAAATTGACCAATCTGAATGATAAAGACATCTTGGCCCTTGAGGGTAACCTCAGTTTACAGCAGAAGTGTCTGACCACCATACGCTCAATCAAGTCAATCTCCGGATATGATTTGATCACTCAGAAGACGTTGAAACTAGTTGCATTTGACCTTATGGGGAAACAGGAGCTAAAACAGAAGTTGTCAACCTGGAAGACATTTAATTACACATATCTTAAGAAGCAAAAGAAGACGATGATGCATAATGGCACATTCCAATGGTCAGGTGATTTACATGTCCTTGTTAGTGACAACACAGAATGCTTCACCATTAGCGAAAAACAGAATAATAGATATGTGACAGCAAAGCAAGTCACAAATTTGCCAAACTTCTATCTCTCCTTAAGAGACATTTGTAAAACACTAGGATTTGAGTTTAGAACGCTTTTTGTGAATTCACAACTTCAGAAGGGTGATATCTATTTATCTGACACCACGAAGAACCTGCATGTATGTGAAGCAGAAGGAGTCGTAGCACCCAAATTAAAGCTTTCTTTGACTGTCAAGTTTGTTTATAAACGAATTCAGGATTTGGATGATTTTAAAGTTATTAGAGATTTCAATAAGAAAACTGGTGAGATCCAAATTTATTTGCAGGATAAACTAGGCAGGACATCAACAATCTGTCATTCCACAGGGAACTTCTACCCAGTAACTATTCCAGATGACTTTAGACTTGCAAACGAAAAGGCTTTGTTTCTGGGTGTTAGATTCAATTCACTAATCACAAACAAGAATTGGTTCTATGATTTTAGGATACCTATCATGTCGCGAAGTGAAACCATCACATTTCTCAAAGATGATGTTGATCTTGCAGTTCTGCTAGACCAAGACACCATCGAATTAAACAGGATACATCAGTATATGGAAGCCCGAGAAGAAGTCAACGAAGAAGC